CATTTTCTTGCCATCTGTAAGCGGCATCACCAGTTGAATCTAAATTGACTTCGCCAGTAAACTTAGCACTTCCATCGGCGTTGAGAATTACGTTCTTATCCGCACCTTCGTACAGGGTGATTAATTCAGTATCACTTGCCCCAATGTAGGTATAGTTGCCATTGTCTTTAACTGCTTGGAACCATCCTGCGTTTGTAACACCTACAGCACCACCAAACGTGGCGCCATTCGTCGTTGTATTGCCAACATCAGTTACCTGCTGCAGGTTCTGAGTAGCACCTTGACCACCTGTTGGAATGTGAGTCCAATCAGTACCGTTATAAACAACTAAATCACCAGAGGTTACAGCATCACCAGAGCTTAAATCAGTAAGTACAGCTCCCCATTCTGCAGAGCAAGTGCCTGTAATTATGTTAGCGTATGTCCAACCAGCTAAAGGACTACCAGGAATAGTAGCGGAAGTGAGGTTTACAGTGCCTTGATAGAGGAGTGGGTTAGATAATCCACCAAGAATAACTTTATCAGAAGCAGATAGCAAACCAGCTAATGTAGTTGTAGCTGCAGGAATGGTAGCATTAGTACCTGTACTGCTTGTTACATCTAGAGTATTTGCATTTCGGCTATTAATACCAAGGTTAGTAGCTCCACTACCACCACCAGTAGCATTAATAGTGACATTACCAACACCACTAGTTGGACTAATAGTAACATTAGTACCAGCAGTGATCTGTGTGACACCACCTGAAGGGAGAGAATCTATATAATCTTTAGTAGTAAGAGTAGTGCCACCATCACCTGCAACAGTTGAAGCAGAAGTTAGTTTTCCGGAAAAACTTGCGTTTCCGGCGCTGTTGATTAATACGGTTGGACTACCTGAATAGTTGCTATAAAGTTCAAGTGTTATCTCGCCACTTCTATTGACAAACAATGCTTTCTCATTTGTGCCGCCAGGTCCAACACCTAAGTATGAAAAACCATCGGCAGCATTTCTAGTGCAATCAACAAAACCAGTAAAAGTTGCGCTTCCATTACCTGAGAACTGAATCCTTGGGTTGGTATCTGTGGTTCTATAAAGCGTGTAACAAGCAACGTCACTGTCTACCCTGTTTATGTTCCGACCAGAAGCACCAAAGAAGTTACCTGAGTTTGCTTGAAAGTTTGGGTCGTCACCGACAAACACATTGCCAGCAAAAGTAGCCGTGCCATCGTTTTTTATAAATGATGTTCCAGCATTACTACCGTCTCGACCTTCAAATACATTACCATTTGCAAAATTCTTGCTAATAATAGTACTTCTGTCGCTGCGGTTATTTTGAATAAACAGTGCATAGCTAGTTAAATCGCTTGCACCTGCATCAATAGTACCTACAAACGTAGCACTTCCATCTGCACTCAGCGTGATGTTGCCTGAGCCAAACGTGGCACCAGTAGTTGTTGTGCTACCACGAGTACAAACAACTTGTAGGTCCTCCTTACTCAATTCAGTAGCGATATGAGCGTTAACAGCACCAGTAGTAGGAATGAAAGCATCAGTAGCTTCTGTAGCCCACGTACTAGTAGTGTACGTAGTCTCGTCAAGTTTATTCCAATAGTACTTATCTAGGTAATCATACACCCCATCAGGTACTTGACAACGACCCTCTTGGATCGCCATCTGTAGTTGTTCAAAATTATTATTTAAATCCTGTGCTCGAATGGCTGAACCTGGGTAGAAGGTTGCCTCTAGAGGATCAATGTCAGTACACCGTGCGATCTTAATGTTAGGGTACGTAGGATCAGTGGATGGAGGTACTGGCGGTGCAGTTGTAGTAAATTTTATAGTTGTAGCATTCTCGAACTTCCACGGATAAGTGACATCACTTTGTGGGACATTATCCCATCGTTTAGTAGTGAAGTTGTAGAGCTCTACATAAACATCATCTTCAGTTAGATAGACAAAAGGGAATGGATAAGGTGTGGCTAACACCCCGTTTGCTACATATTTAATTTCGTTGGACGCGCAATCAGTGCATGACATAATTTAGTTAGTAGGAAATGTTCTGCATATTATCTAAGAATTCTTGTGCACCTTCTGGATCACCTGCTTGTAGCAGAGATTCCTTACCTTGTTCTGTAGTCTTTTCAGTAATCTTTCTCGTAAGTAATTCAGGCAATTCAGCTTCAGCTTCTAATTTAGCTACTTGTAAAGCCATTTCTAGCCTGTTATGGATCATATCAATCTCAGATATTGAAGGATTAAGACCCAATCGAGCAGCCTTTTGGAAAGATTGTTTAACCTTTTTCTCAGGATATTCCCTAGCAATCTCCAGAATCATACGTTTGTATGTACCCTTCTCTCCCATAATACGCAGAACCTCTTGAAGTTCTGTCTTACTATAGGGTGCACCTCCAGTGCTATTAGACAAAGAAGGGGTAGCATCAAACTCTACATCCATCAGATACTGCTTCGCTTCACTTGGTTTCTCATGATAAGCAAAAGGACTCAGAGCATTCCATGCACGATGTAGTGGATTACCCAGTTCATTCACTTTACCACCATCAATGTAATCATGCCTATCAGTGAGACCTGGCTTACCAGGAATCCTGTTAGAATACATATCAATGAACCTGTTTTCTACAGCTTTAAGTTGAGGTGAGATCAGTTGGTTCATAGTACCAAGCATGCCACCAACTTTGGAAGTAGTAGTAAATGCAGTGTTAGCAGCCCACCGCTGGATAGCAGCAGGGTTACCTTTCAAAACATCATTAAATTGTTCGATGTTCTGCAGTTGTGTACGTTCTAAGAGGTTAGCACCAATGACAAAACCCATGGTACGGAATAGTTCTCCCGCATCAAAAGCTTCCATCTCAAAGGCGTTATCCATAATATCAATAGTAAGGGATACCCAATCAGAGACAGCAGGAATGTCACCGTAGTAGACACCAAATGCAGTCATGGGTTTCCAACCAGATTCTCTACGTACCTTTTGCTTCTGTTGATCATACAAACCAGCACGTCCAGTCATGTTACCAGACAGGTATCCATAAGCAGCCATGCTTACAAGACCAGTACCAATAGCAGCAGAGCCTTTATACAAATTCCGCAGTCTATTGTATTCCGATGCGATATCAGATTGAGCGATATCTACACCATTCTTCTGCAGCATACGTACTGCATGGTTGTAATCAACCTGTTCAAAGGGTTTGCCAAAGTCAGATACATTATCAATAAAGGCTTTAACAGGGGTGAACTCAGCACCATATGCAAGGCTATTGACAGGTGTACGGGTGAACATAAAGAAAGGCTTGAGTGCAGGGATCCTTTGCATGATCTCCTGGAAACCAGTTGACACCACGTTATCCTGACTAAAGGCTTGACGTGCAGTTTCTGCTAAAGTTTGAGGATCACGGATGATACCCTTCTCATCAAACATCATGGTGAAGTTGAATTTAGCAGCCTCATCAGCCATAGTTTCGTTGAATGACTGCAACCCATTCTTAGTCACCTTATCATATGCACGCATTCTAGCAACCTGTTGACCATTAACAGCAGTCAACCATGCGTCTACAGTACCCATACCACGGTTACCAATGCGTAACCAGGGGTGTTCTGCTAGGTCTTTCTGGTTCTGCATGATGTCATACAGCATAGCTGGTCCATCATTACCCTCAGCCATAGCAGCATCAGCAGTAGATTTAAAGATCTCCATCTGTTGATCAGACTTAGTAACTAGCTCATCACGTCCACGTAGAGCCTGGGGGTCTTGTGCAGACTTAACCCACATGGTCTTAGCATAGTCATTAGCTTTGGTAATCGTATCCATCATGTTACCGTAGGCATAGAATGCCCTCTCCATGGTTCTCTTATCACCCGTTATAAAGGCTCCTATAACCTCTCTAGAGGGCTTCAATACCCAAGTGGATAGGTTACCTATAGCAGCTTTTGGAATGGTCTTAGCGCCGCTCAGAGCTGAGTTAAACGCAGTAGACCAGAAACCCTGCATAACAACAGAAGGGATCTCTGGATTACCATCAATAAAAGCTTTCTTAATTACACCAGCAGAGTTACGCAGGTAATCATTAAGACCCGCAATTGATCGAATATTACCATCAGTCAATTCATAGACCTGTGCCAATGGCTTCAGGAACATAGGACGTTCAGAAGCAACCTGTCGGAGACTCTGCATCATGCTACGAGTGTCAGCTTGGATCAACTCCAAAGCTTCCAAGGGGTTACCTTGAGTTGACATCTGCTGTTGAATACCCTTAGCATACTTCTGATCAGCAGTTAGTTTACTAGAACCAGTAATACGATCAAACAAATTACTAGCACGGATGAGTTCATTCTGAGCATACTTAGTCGTACCCTCAATGTCCATCAGGAATTCAAGACGATCAAGCAGTTGCTCTTGTGCACGGATAGAACCAAGTTGGTTATCCATGAATCGCATCTGTGTTGCAAAGTCTGCTACCTGTCCAGCAAAGGAAGTCTCAGTCAAAGCATAAGCCCTGAGCATATCAGGATCAGCCAGGGTTTGTAAGGTGTTATTAATGACACGCTTGACTACATCCCTCGCTTCTCTACTCTTAAATGCAGGTCCAGATTTAGTTATCTTGGTAAACTTACCCATGACATTTTGCAGTTGACTCCTGGTCATACCCATCATGTCTGACACCAGCTCATCAGCAGCAGTTGTCATGTCATCAAAGGAAACCAGCTTACCAGCAACAGTACGGTAATCAAAATCACCAGCAGCCTTTAATTGCTTACTGAGTTGCTGCATAACATCAGGTACAGCTCCAGTCTCATTCAAAGCAAACTTCAAAGCACCTTCTGACATAGGGTTACGTACCCTACCGTACACAGTATCAATGTTGTTTGTAATACGTGCCTGGTCTACCATACCACCAATGACACCAAAGTCATCAGTAGAACGTACACCTAGCTCTTGAGGGCTGAACAGGATGTTATCGTCAGGTTTACCAAAGATCAAAGACTCTTCTGTTAGATCACCACGGGAGGCAGCAAGGTATTCATTATAAGCACCAAGCTCTGTACGATCAGCTTCTACTTTAAAGCTAGCAGCATCTACTACTTCCTCTACAGTATCAGGTTCAGGTACATTCTTATTTTTAAAATATTTAGCAGCAGTCTCATTCTTAGGAATCCATTCCGTAGCACTTTCTAAACCATCAAGACTACGGGCTAGTTTACCAGCGCCTTCAATCAGTCCTGCAGTTGCACCAAATATACCACCTTCTAAGAGGTTCTTTTGGCGAATCACATCAGGGCTATCTTTATCCAAGACAACCAAGCTATCAGGCAGCCAACCAGTCCAACGAGGGAAGGACTCCTTAGCAGTACCGATCAAAGTCTGACTACCTGTCTCACCTTGTACAGGTGCAGCCAGGTCAGCCAGGGCGCCACCACCAATGTTTGCAGCTTGGGTACCAGACCATGCAATAAATGGATCACGTAGGAAGGCACCAAGCCTACCAGTGCGGCTCAAGGAAAGAGCCTTACCACCCCACTGTAAGGTTTTAGACCAACCCATTCCAGGCAGGAGGATGGAGGAAAGGTCTCTAGCAAACTGAGCACCTTCATTCTCAAACTTAGGTATAAACTGAGGTATATCATACCCCGGCGTAATCATATTATAAGTGCCAATCAGGGTATCCAGCATGCCCGTAGGGGGAGCTGCGATATACTCCAGGGTTGACTGAGGATCAGTAGCAATACCTTGTACTTCAGAGTCAACTTGGACTTCATTCAGCTGCCTAGCGCGAGACCTGAATGTTTCCCATGGACCCATCTCTTGGGCTTCCTCAATAGGCTCTTGTTGCTCTTGAGCTTGCCTATCAAGGTTGTCCACTTCATCATAAATTTTGTCCTTAGACTCAACTTCATCTTTAGTTTGAGTGATATCATTCGGATTAGGATCCGTGACACCACCCAACGCTGCGAGTTCCTCGTCTGTCATAATTAACTACCGCCACCAAAGGCAACGTGTAAATGGCTAGAGTGATCCCCTGGATGACCGCGTGAGCCATCGGGATCGTAGAACAGTTCAGCAATACCAAACCGTGTTTTGTTTTTCAAGAGATACTGATAGAGCATCTCCAGTTTCTGATGTCCATTAGCTTGTACACCAATGTCCAAAGCTTCATTGTATTTGTGATAACTGTTAGGGGCATGGCTACCCACACGCTCCGTACCAGTCCCCGTGTAACCAGAGTCATAGTTGAAGTCAGGGTGTTGCCAGATACCACTGTATCCCATTTCTAGAAGCTGTTTACCTACAGCAACAGTACGTTGTTGAGCAGAACCAGTTAGGTTTTGTCCTGAATTAATCTGAGCTCGTAAACCCAGTTGTACAGGAGGGTTTTCAATAGATGCAATCTTAGCAGCAGTAGGTGTATCAAGTGCTGCCATCGTGTCATCAATAGGTGAATTTTGTAATGGTGGTAGACCCTGCTGAGATCGAGCAAGGTCTACAATTTCTTTGGGGCGTAAACCAAACCTCCGACCAAGCTGCTTAACACGATCACTGTACTGACCTTGGCGAGGTGGTGCCATGTAATCCGATTCATGTAATCCTTCTTTTAAATTATCTGCTTTAGTGGCGTTAATTTTCTGCATTTGGACACTAAGGTCCTCAATACCACCTTGATTTATACTACCCTGTTTAAAAGTGTTAGTCTTACCATCAAAGAGTTCTTTTGCTTTCTGTTTCTCTGTAGCGTCTTTAATCCAATCCGCTTTAGCTTTAGCAAAAGCTTGTTCCTGAGTCAGTTCTGCATCTCCCATCATAAGAGCTCGAGCACGGTTGGTGATGTCCGTCAAAGCTTCACTCTTAAATTGATTGAAGTTTGCAGGGTCAGAAGAACCAGTCAAGGCACTTCCAAGTTTCATGTCAACACCGACAATTGTTTTGACAGTAGCTTTAAAGTCTTTACTGAAATCCTTAAAGGTTTGAGTCTCTCGAATCAGTTCGGAGACAGTCTCTGACTCAGCAGCCTCTTCCATCTGTCCAGCAAACTGCTGTCTTACAGTCAGAGGTGCATTACCAATGACAGACAGCGGGATCTTCTTACCAGGGTTAGCATTAACCCATCGCATAATACGATCAGACTCTTGCCTGTTAATGGTTGCCTCAGCAGAACGGCTACGAGCATTAGACAAAGCACCTTCTACAATATCAAGAGGTAGCCCTTGTAGAAGTAGCTCGTTTCGCTTAGTTTCTAATTGTTGTTTAGTAGCATTAGGACCTAATTCATTAAATGCTGTGGTTACTAATTGAGAAGCTTCAGTCCTCTGAATGTTGTAGAGTTCACGTGCTTTCTGACGTGATTGCAGCATTAACTGTTGAAACCTAGGGTGTTCAGAGTATGGCTTACCAGTAACTGAAAAGGTTTCAGATCCCATCTGAGTGAGTTGAGTAGTTGTAAACTTACCATTCAAGCTAGACCAGATGTCATCGTTATTCATCAGCGTCTTACCATCAGATTTAGTAAGACCCTTTACTTGTTTAAAATAAGAATCCAGAGTGATCTCATTATCAGCTAATTGCTGAGTCAAAAGATCTCGTGTCTTAGCAGATTCAGCCGCGTTAAACCCACGGGTGTAGACTTCTGCTTCTGCTGCTGCTTCCCTACGTAAGGTAGGGTAGATACGTTTAGCCGTGTAACCAGGGTTAGCCTGAGACAATCCAGTTGCATCTGCCCAACGACGATTGAACTCATTGATAGCTAAACCCATCCCAGCACCTGGTTCTGGTTGCACCTTACCTAACCATTTAGACAAAGCGGGACCATAACTAGACATTGCAGCTTCTGCTCTAGCATTCATAGCTACAGTAGCTTCTAGACCAGTGTACTTACGTAGTTTGGTAGCATCAGCAATATCCGTAGCAGTAGGCTCTTCCATCTTATTCAGATTTTGAGATAGACCCTCACCTACAACTTGTGCAGTCTCAGATTGAGCTTGCTCATCAGTATTGTAATCTGCGTAGAGTTTATCTTCATTGATGTCTGCGCCTTCTACAAAGGCATCAGCCCATACTTGAGACATCCTCTCTTTAGTCTTTTGATTCTTATAATTAACGAAAGTTTCGAAAGCTTTTACAGAAAGTTCAGAAAGACCTTCTAGTTCTTTGTAGTACCGGTCTTCATTAGCCTGTTTAACTTTCTGGTTTGCGCTCCGGCGCCGCAGGTCCATTTCAAATTGCTGTTCCATGCCAGCACGGGCAAACCTTACAGAGTCAAGAAAGGCACCGCTAGGGTCACCCACATCAAGTTGAGGTACAATACCATCAAAAGAGACTGGGCTGTATTGTTGTTCTTGTGCCATAATTACGAACCTGGTTTACCTGTTTTAAGTGATTCTTTGAAGTTCTGTTGCTGCAGGCCAGCAGTGATGCCAGACAGAGCTGCTCCTCCAAGACCAGTGAGTAGGCTCATCGTGCTAGGTCCAGCCTGTTGAGCAACAGGTCCCTGCATGAGTGGTGCACCATACTTAGGAGCAAAGCGTACTTGTTGCCATGCTGCCAGATTCTGAGAATTAAGTTGTTGAATACGTGCCTCACCCCTGAGGTTAGAAGCGAACATTTCACCAAGCATACGCTCTTCACGTTTAGCCTGGTTCCGCAGGACTGAAGCAGAGTCCAGAGCCATACGCCTACCAGCAGTACGACCCTGTTGCATACCAGCTTGGATCTTACCTTGTGATTGAGCAAGACCAATACTAGCATCTTGATCAGCAAACTTCATCCCCTTCATCAGTTGATTCATTCGCAGTTGATCTTGAGTCATTGCCATAGCAGTCATCTGTTCACGACTTTTGATACCTTGTTTATGAGCATCAACTTTATACCGGTATGCTTCTTTTGTATCTTCCCACTGCTGATTTCTAATCATCAGCCGTTGAGCATGGTCAAAGTCTGCTGCTTCTTGAGCTTTTTTGTTAGCTCTACGAACCTGGTCTTTTTGTTGGCTATGTCCCATGAAGGATTGAGCTGCACCCAGTCCAAACTGAATTAGCCCTAAGGTTATTGGATCTATCATCTATAAATAAAGGTAGGTTGTTTAATTAAGGATGCCAGATCCGGTGGTCTCACCGTTCAGCAACCTAAGTCAGAGGCTACAGAAGTAGCCCCCAACATAATAGGTAGATTAAATACGTTGATAGTTACCTTGACTATACTCACCCTGCCAAGTTACCGAAGTAACATTAGTAGGTGTAGGGTGTTTAGAGTTTAGGGTAAGATCTATATTAGTATTCTTATCATAAATAGAGATAGTCCTCTGAGTTGATTGCATCACGGCGGAACTATCAGCAATATAGCCATCTTGAATAGTAGATTCATATCCCACTATCTGGAGTTCACGACCCTTTCTAAGTAGTGTAGTCTCACATTCACCAGTTACATCAAAATCAATCACAGCTCTATGAATAGTTAGGTAACCAGTCGTGTCACTTGTAAAAGAATTTTCTCCAGTTTTTTTAGTGACAAAGAAGGTAGGCATCTCTACTATCATATCAAAGTTATAACCACACAGGACAGGACTGTTAGTCCAATCACCTGGAGCAGTAACATTAACACCATTAGTAACACCAACACCTTCTACATCAACAGTCCTACCAGTAGTAATATAACCATCTAGTGATGGGTAGTTTAGTTCTAACTCGTAGACCGTAATAGGTTCAGGTCCATGGTACCCAATAGGCAGACGCCATGTTGTAGTATCATTAGTACTATCATAGGTCATCTGGGTTGTGGTCACCATAGTGAAGTTATCCATATGAACTTGATAATCATACTGATCCATGGTTGGTGCTAAACCAACAAGGATAGACTGACTATCTAATTTAAGATCAAAGGATTGTAGTGTAGCAATTTCTGGGACAGCAACGTTACCGGTTTTGACAGCTGTGACAGCATAGTACTTGTCATCCATGATAGCATGGTATAACAGGTTACCACTTAGTTTCCATTTAAACCAAGCAGATTGTAGACGCTGCTCACCAGCATTGAAGTATCGATACACCCAAACAAACCTAGTCAGATCTTCATACTCTGCTGTGTCATGCTTAACAGCTAGTGCTAGCATGTTGTTATCTTTAGAGTCAGCAATCAGATTAATACCATTAGGGATTAACTGATCAACAGGTTTGCTAGTCTCTGCCGCTTCATAGTTAAATTCTCTATTAGGAATTAGTTCAAAGAACCTACTCCTAAAACCACCATCATTCAAGAAACCAATAGATTGTCCCATGTTAACAGGACGTACCTTAGTGTTATATTTATAACTACCAACAGCTTTGGCTACAGCAGTGCTAGGACTGAAGATCTCGGTTGAACCTGCTACAACTAGGAACTGTTGGTTATCTGCTAGCAACAAAAGTCCAGGAGCGGTAGCGATAGCATCGTACAGAACTGAGGGATAAGTGCTAGATACCAGTAGGTCAATAGGGTCTGCATCAGAAATCGTCTTAGCTGTAATAGCGAAGAGGTTATAGTATTCATTAGCTACCGAGAACACTACATTCTCACCAGCCAAGAACACCATACGATTCCTAAAGAAGATAGCCTTAGTTATCTTTTGCCCAATGATGGTAGGGAGTGGGTTAGTTATATTATCACCAACTTCCCTCTCAATCCATTCAATAGGACTTACTTCAAAGGTACCATCACTAAGTCTCCTGATGATATGTGGCATGGTAGTTGGATCAATTTCAATCTCAATACCAGGGGCTACAGTTTCTTCCCACACACCAGAACCTGAATTAACAGAACCTTCTGTAAAGAACTGGACATAGTAATCATCTTCATCTTCAAAGGTATTGACTACCTTAGCAACATAACCATCCTTACACTGTGAAGGTAGGAGGCTTACGTTATTGACTTCAGAATTGATTGGTGTAATCAGTTCAGGGTCAGTAGTTTCAACAGTAAAGTTACCACCTGAATTAATCGTAAAGGTGCAGTTATCGTTACCACCAGTGACAGTGAGTACATCACCATCTGTGTATCCAGAACCAAAGTCACTAATGCTGACAGTCTGGATAACATCACTCAGAACAGTCGTGTTTACTTTAAGACCAGTACCAGTTCCGCCAGTAGTATCTACATTAGTACCTGCGCTGTAACCAGTACCAGGATTATCAATGGTAGTGTCATACAAACGAGTCACAAAGAGACCGTTACCAATGATCTCTGGTCTCGGCGTGTTAGGTACTTTAGCAGCGATATCATCCGCCAGGTCATTCAAAATTAAAGTAGCATCTAGACTAGTATCTGTAGCATAAGGACCAGCATCACACTCATACTTAGTACTATCTTCTAAGACTACGGTTACATTATAAGTCCTAGTGTATTGTACAGCCTCTACAACAACAAAGGAAGCATTCTCTACCTTAGGTGGTGATGTCGTACTAGTCATTGCAGTGGTAATACTTCTATTAGCGACAAAGGTAAAGTCATTAATAGTTACCATTTGGAACTGAGCATTATAATCCTCATCAGATATGCCAGTTGCTTTTTTAAAATAGGGTAGTGCGTTTGTACCTGAAGTAGGAGTTGCCAGTGAATAAGGGTTAGGGAAAACACCACATGGTGTAGCAGCTACTTCAAACGCAGCTTGTGCAGTAGAGTATGCTGTTAATAGACCAGGTATAGAAGCTTCTAAGGTTGCCTTATCTGATTCTAATGTAGCTCTCTCAGCATCAGTCAAGCTGTCATCACGTTCTAACTTAACTGTAATCTCTTGGATTTCCTCATTAGCGTCCCTTAGATTTTTAATGGAGTCAGCTAAATCATCATAAGCTGTTTGATAGGCAGCTACATCACAAGAGTCTGTGATAGGCTTAGCACCTGGAGTTGGGTCTTTACCATTCTCTGGTACATTCAGTGGTGTAGTAGTATATCTGACAATACGTGGTGAGCCGTCCCTAGCATCCCATACATCAACCTGCCCATCAGGGCGAACACGGATGAAGTATTGCTCTGCGTCATCTCTATAATAGTTATGCCAGACACCATCTACATCAACAGACAGTGTAGCTACTAGCTGGGAACCAGGACGCTTGGCTAGAATACCCTTCACATCAGGTACCACATTTACAGCGTCCTTAACTGTGCCTGGTAGTTGCTTCTCAATAGGTTGTTGTGAGATACCACCAATCAAGTTTGGTATTTTTTGTGATACTGCTGTCATCGTCGGAGAGCCTGGAAGGGTTTATAAGAGCGGTAAGAGGAACCATCAGGTAGACCGAACATAGAAGAGTCAGACTGATTACATTCGTATTCCATACAGGATGCACGTAGCATCTGTTCCTGTGCCATCAACATCTGTGCTAACTGTGGGTTGGTCACCATCTGAGTAGCAGCACGTACACTAGCACGGGTAGTAATGTAGCGTTGAAAGACAGAAGGAAGATCTTCATAGGGGAATAACCAAATAATTTCAGCACGGAATACATTAGTGCCACCGAAAGGTTTAAACTCATAGGTATGGTTAAACTTATCGTACAATTTCTTTTCACCACTACGTGTACGGATGACTGCATCTGTACGTTTGATGTCTAGGTTCCAAAACTGGTCCATCCTCAACACATTAGGAGGGATGGTAATAGTTTTGTCAGGTTGCAACGGGATTGGGTAGTTCTGTTCTGTATTGAATACCCAGCCTTCATTCTGTACATCGATGTTAGATTCCATCAGGAGCTGATAGACAAACGATACTTCAGGATTAATGAAGGTAGCATCAGTAATCAAATCAGTAACAGTAACAACCCATTTAGAAAAGAGAGTGTTGACCAAAGAGACCTTATCATTTACTTGGTAGTTAGTACCAGTAGCAGTGATAGCAGTCCTATATTTTTCGTTTGCTTTGTCAGTAATAGTAATAGAAATCTTCAGTCCTTTCGCTAAACCACCTGAGCTAGTCGTAAGGTCGTAGGTAGTACCATCTGTATAGGCAGACCAGTCAGCAGTCAGTACATCAGTGGTATCAAAGGAGACCGTCCGGACTTCACCTCTTTCAATGTAGAGACTAGTCACTGGGCTCTGCCCGATGGCTCCCAGTATTGAGTTAACACTGGAGAGTTCTGTCTCAGTATTGTCTTGCATTATTGCCATTGATAATCATTCTCAATAAGGGAGTTAAAAAAAAGGGAGAGCCGATGCCCTCCCCGATCGATCAAGCGCAGGTGCCCGTTTTGGGAGCCAGACGCGTAGTGTTGGGAGCAGGACCGTTGTTAACGTCACCACCAACACCGGTACCATAGTAGTAGGCACCAGTCATGTTTTGGGTTTCGCTTTTGACTTTAGAACCGCAAACAACAGCCACGCCCAGAGGGCTGTAGCCTTTTGCAGTCTTAGCAACAGAGAAACGAGTAGTAATTGCCATAGTTATTACGTAATAGTAGCAACAGAAACTTGGACACCAAGGTCATCAGCGACCGAGATGGTGTCCAGTACCTCATACCCAGTACCAGCACCAACCAAAGTGACAGAAGATGCCACATTACTTGCCACAGTATAGGTAAGAGTACAGCCAGTACCACCAGTGGGAGTAACCACGGTAGCAGCGGCAGTGTAGGTAGCGTCAGCCTTAGTGGAGACGGTACCAACAGTGGTGATAGTAGCCACAGCACCAGTCGGAGCAAGGTCCGGAATGGGAGCACAGCTATTATCAACAGTAGTGTAAGCAGACGTAGCCTGCGTTAAACCAGCCTCCACATTACTTGGAGGGTTTTGAGTAACACTAGCAACATAACCAGGTTTAAGAGTTGTCCCAGTAGAGATAGTGAGGGAACCAGCAGGATCAATCGTGCCGGTTTTACAAGTTCCAGGTACTAGATTAGAAGCCATTAGTTTAGCCTCCTATCAAGATGCGGACAGTTCGATTGCAGCGGCGGGGTTCAGCCAGTCAGCGCCCATAGCGACACGACCCACGACCAGGTCACCCTGATACATGGTGCGCACGTCACCGCCGGTGGTCTGGATGCTAGGACCAATGCCTTGCACCACAGCAGCAGCGTCGCGTTGATAGATGAGACCACAGCTAGAGCTGAAGTCACCGGAGTAATCGTTGTTCTCACCCTGCTGCTTAGCAACAGTACCAACCATAAAAGGCAGGTTGTTAGAACGTTTGATGGAGATACCAGCGATGTCAACAAGACCATCACCACTGTTCATATTGCCCTGAGTAGAGCCATATTGGCGGTTAAGGATGTTGCTGTCAACCTGGGAGATCAACGCATAATACTGGCGAGGCGAAAGGACAGCATGGCGTCCTTCCCGAGGCACGTTCTTCTCATCCAAAATGGAAGCAGCTTCAAAGAAGGCGTCCACAAGAGCTTGAGCGTTGAACTCGTTACCGGAGCCAACCTTGATCACAGAACCACCGGGCTCGGGACCAGGCGATGCGGTGATGGGGCTAGCCTGACGAGCAGACTTGGTAATGATACGGAAGATCTTCTTATCGTATGCTTCTGCCAGAGAGTAACCAATCTTGTTGGCAATCTCAGAACGCAGAGAGTAGTGCGACAGAACCTCATCCAGCGAATCGACAAACGCGGAGGAGACCAGGAGGTCATCCATCACGATGGTCTTTTCTGCAACGGGAGGATTGTCCGAACCCAAGATGGGGGTACCAGGCTGATGGTAGTCAGCCGTCATGCGCCCTGTGTAGATGAATTGCAGAGAGCGGCCATTAGTCAGAGTACGATTCTGAACAGTTTCCTTAGCGATGCACACACTTTCGTATGCCTTGATCATCTCACCGCTAAAGATCTTTAGGTAGGTAGCGTACTTGGCATTGTAGTCTGTGATAGAATCGGTCAGACCAAGACCAGGTGTTTTGTTAATGTTACCTAGGGCGGTGATCGCCATTTCGGCGCCAGCACCGTAGGTAAGTGATTGCCCAGAGTTAGATTGGGAATAAGTGTTCCCGTTCTGGGACCATACAGCAGCCATTTTTCTAAATAATAAAGTTGATTATAGGTTTCTCAACGCGTTGAATTTGAATAAATTTTTGTGGTAAAAAAATTCGTCTTTACCGAACGTTCGGCAATGAGGTATCCTCGTGAGGGCTCAAAGCCTAATAGTAAAGCCCGGAATTGCACCGGGCACTATGTCTCTAGACTTTACTTGGTGTAGGGTACACCTCTATACTTAAGCTTTGCCTGCTTTTCTGCGAGCTGTTGCTCACGGACACGCTGGTTCAGTTCTAAGTTAGACATTGCATTTCTCCTAAGAGATGTATGAGTCCCGTTCCATACTCATACAGACATGCGTCCCTTTGTGGGATGAACGGAAGATTGAATTACTTTTTCTTAATTGGACGAGCAGGGAGAGTAACTGCACCCTGCGAGTCAGCCGCTACACCACCACCGGGGAGCGGAACACCATACTTTTTAGCCATAACTAGGAGCGGTAAGTGCGATAGGTTGTGACTCAGCAGCAGCCAAGTCAAGTGGGAAGTTGTGAGCATTCCTTTCGTGCATCACTTCCATGCCAAGACCCTGACGATTCAAGATGTCAGCCCAGGTGTTAATGACACGACCTTGGCTATCTTGAATAGACTGGTTGAAGTTAAAGCCGTTGAGGTTAAACGCCATTGTGCTGACTCCCATTGAGGTGAACCAGATACCAATGACAGGGAAAGCAGCCAGAAAGAAGTGAAGAGAACGAGAGTTATTAAAAGACGCATACTGAAAGATCAAACGACCAAAATAACCATGGGCAGCTACAATATTATAAGTCTCTTCCTCTTGTCCAAACTTGTAACCTTTGTTCTGACTTTCTGTTTCAGTTGTCTCACGCACCAAAGAACTGGTGACAAGACTACCGTGCATAGCAGAGAAGAAAGCACCACCAAAGACACCAGCCACTCCCAACATGTGGAAGGGGTGCATAAGGATGTTGTGCTCTGCTTGGAAGACAAGCATATAGTTGAAGGTACCTGAAATACCAAGTGGCATACCGTCAGAGAAGGATCCCTGACCGAAAGGATAGACCAGGAATACAGCTGTTGCAGCAGCCACTGGTGCGGAGTATGCGACACAAATCCAGGGTCTCATTCCGAGTCGGTAAGACAATTCCCATTCGCGTCCCATGTAAGCAAAGACACCGATGAGGAAGTGAAAGACAACAAGCTGGTAAGTTCCTCCGTTGTACAGCCATTCGTCCAGGGTATTTGCTGCCCAGATTGGGTAGAAGTGGAGTCCGATTGCATTGGAGGAGGGCACGACTGCCCCTGAGATGATGTTGTTTCCATAGAGTAGAGAGCCACTGACGGGCTCGCGGATACCATCAATGTCCACTGGCGGGGCGCCAATGAAAGCAATGATGAAGGCGGTAGTTGCTGCCAAGAGGCAGGGAATCATGAGCACACCAAAGTGCCCAACATAAAGACGGTTTTCAGTGCTGGATACCCAGCTTACATATTTATCCCAGAGTGATTGCTTCCGGGGGAGCGCAATTGTAGCAGCCATTAAAAAAATCGAGAGCGTTTAGTGTAGTATAAGCACGCCGCTCACCAAAGAATGGTAGCATGTCACTCAGCAGTCTCACAATGTCTGCTCGCTTGGAGCACTTCCACTGGTAGCAGTCTTTGTGGTCACGCACCTCTCGGTAATAAACGTGTCCAGCATTTGCTAGAGAGTGGAACCTATCAACGATGTCTTTGTCAGTCATCTGTAGGTTCAGTCTGTATTGGTTATTAGATTTATCCCAATAAATGGACCCTTCACCTTCGAAGAGTCCAGCCATCCAGGCAGTGTTCATTTATCAAAAGGAGTACTTGGCACCCAGCTTAGCGCCGAGTCCAAGAGCGTCAGTGTCAAGGTCTTCACCAGCAGTGATGGCAGACACTTCGCCATACACGCCGAGCCGCTTAGTCACATCAACGCCGAGTCCAGTCTTACCAGAGAAGCGACGCTCCAAGGGTTCACCGGAGACACCGACGAGAGCAGGACCACCCTGGATATACCAGGTGGCAGCGTCTCCAAGGTCGTTCTCGAAACCAACGTGAACGTCAGTAACTTGACCAGAGTACGAGTTGCCAGACCAGCCAGCATTGGTTTCAACGTTAGCGTAGGGACCAGCGATTGCAGGAGCAGCCATCAGGACTGCGGCAGGGAGGAGAGCAATAAATTTCATGTAATTAGTTACTTTTTATTAGATGTTTTTGTACGTGTTTTACCTTTACCGGAGGGAACACACTTATCCTTGCCACCTTTTGTACCGGCGTAGCGATATCCGGACCAACAGGCTTTGCCGTCAGCACCTTTTTTCTTTTCAGCCATCAGAAGAAACCTGGGATCAGCTGTCCAGTGACAGCGTAGCTACCGATGGCAGCAATGACGCCAAGCATAGCTAGTCGTCCGTTCAGACGCTCAGCCTTTTCGTTATGGGGGATAGAGTTCTCGTCAATGTACATGATGGGTTCTTTAGCGAATAGGTTCTGACGGTTGCCGTCTTCAGTAGTTACAGTCATTAGTATTGAATAGGTGAACGTCCGATTTTTTCGAACACATCGTTCCTGTAAGCAGGGTCACGATCATAACGAGGGTCTTGCATAGCAGCAAGCACCTCAGCCTGAGAGCGGAAGACATCCGGCTTCTCAAAGGCAGGTTTACCTGTGAGCATTTCTCCTTCAAATCCGTTCTGTTCTGTGTAAGCCGCTTTAAGCCCTGCTAAAGCCAGTTGGATAGCGTAGGGGTCACCGGTCTCTACAGTGCTGTTGTAGGCGTTCACAGCAGCCTCTGGGAGGGACTGTGATGCCCATTCAATCAGAGCATTGTAGTTCTGCTCACCGCCAGCAGCTTGGAAGATCTCATTAACCTGTTGTTGGTTGAGATCCGCAGCTGCCGGGGTAGAGTTTTTAGCTTCTAAGTATGCGTTGATCAAGTCAGAGTTAGAGAGTTCAGATAGTTTAGCTACTGTCTCTTGAGAGAGTTCACCGTTACTACTGAATTCATCTGATGCTTGAGTGAGGATTACTTGAGTGGGATCCTCGTCTACTTGCAGGGCTTCTTGTTGCCCTTGTTCTTCGCCATCATTAGCTCCAAGTTTAGATTGTAGTTCAAGGTAAGCTTTCTCCAAGTCTTCTGGAGACTTGAACTTACCAGCAAGCATACTGTTTTCAGCTTGTGCATGGGCTTCACCAACCTTCAATGCTTCCAGCTCAGATTCATTAAACTCTGGCTGGTCTGCTGGGGTGGGATTATACGTTAGTTCCGCCATTCTCTAGGTCCTGTTTATGTTCTGAGTAAGGAAACGTTTGTCCTCCTGCGGACACAACTTCCAGTTTACCAAGTCCAACAGTAGTTACATAGTTGGTTGACCGTCCGAGAGTAGGGGTACCTACCTTTTCTTTGGGTGCATACTTGTTAGGTTCGGGAGTCTCTACAATGAGCTCCGGCTTTTCAGTGGGAGGATGCTCAACTTTCTTTGCAGTCCGTTTCGGATCCTTGGTGGGGGCAGGTGGCTTACGAGCGGGTGCTTTCTTACGTCCGCTACCCGGCGCCGCCGTCATCTTCTGCCCCAGCGATTGCCTGGGCATCTAATTCTTGTCGTAGATTAGGGTTCTTAGATGGATCATTGACCGGTGCACTAGCTAGTTGTCCAGCTTGCTTGGTCATCTCCATCTGTTCAGCAGCCTGTTGCTGTTGTTGCATCTCAGCATCAACCTCCTGCATACCATTGACCAGGTTCAGGACATCAATACCTTGAGCAGTAGCAAGGCGCTTGATATACTCTTCGATGTTGACAAACTTCATTGCTGCTTCTGGTCCCAAAGTCTGAGACAGTGTAGTGATGAATGTAATCAAAGACTCACGGTCTTGACCACGTCCAATCGCATTGACACCAGCAACAATAGTTGGTTTGACAATACCCTTAGGCAGCTTCGGCATCCTACCATTACGTTGGAGTGCCATCAGATACCTATCGAGATATGGTTTGAGGAACTCAACAGTCAGCAGGGAGAACAAGCCTCCAAGCTGTTGCTCTAGTTCCATCTGTGTCAGCCGTACCTCTTCAGCAGTGGTACGTTCTGACTGCCTCACATTGAGGATTAAGAAAGCTTCAGAGAGACGTTGGCTTAAGCTGTTCGCCATCTCATATGCTGTCTTAAAGTCCGCGGTCTTACCAACCTGGATAACAGACACATCGTCAGGTCTACCCTGCACGATTGCGCCGTTACCAGCTGCCGCGATAGTTTGTGGTTTGGTTGTACTGCTTGGGTTCACCAAGAACACTACCTTAGCAGCAGCAGCACTACCTTCAACCAGTGCTTGGGAGAGTGCTTCCAAAGACTTAAAGTCTCCTAGGTACTCTTCCACTCTACCACGACCGTACACTTCACCATCAAAAGTATTGAACCTCAGCACCAACCAGGGGCTTGCGTTCTTAGGAGCAGTACTCTTACTGTTCTTAAGTAGTTGTCCCTGTGCTTGTTGGTACCAGGTCCAACGTCCATTGTCTGCATCATACTTAACGTGAGTGTAGACAGGGATGTCAGGATGTCCGTAAGCTCCGGTGTATCCATCAAGACCACCACCTGCACTGACTTGGTTTGGCTTTTGGATCTGAATTGAATCACCAAGTAGTTCAGGTGCAATCATCTCCTTAGTAACAATCTCTAGTACGTTACCATCACCGTCACGTTCAACAACGAAACGGTTAAGAGGATAGCACTTCAAACCATCCTTACCCATATAGATAAGGGAGTTACCAGAAACAATCAGTTGCCTGATAGCCTGGTGAATAACCACACGGTCATTAGACCCAGCAATAGCTTCCATCACCATGCGCTCAGCTTTAGCCAAGGCAAGGTCAAGGTCGCTCTTCATCTCTGGTTCTAATACATTACCGAGTTTAGCATCATCAATCTCTAGTTTAAAGAAACTAGTCTGGGGAGGTAGGAGGGCAAGCATCAGCTTAGCTGCCAATACACTGACACACTTGGCACCGACTGACTGCCACGGGGCAATCAACCGGTGGTGTGTAGCGTCATCGTTCTCCTGTTTCATCAGGTAAGGCAGCGTCAACCGTGCACATTCAATGCCCACGTTAAGGAACTGTGCCCTGTTAGAGGTTAGTTCCTGGTAGCGTTGTGCTGCATTATACATTCAGTCCTCCAGACCTAGACGAGCCTGTGTTAAGAGGGATCCGAAGTTGTGATGTACCACGCTGTGTTGCCTGACGGCGACGGCGTGAACCTTTTGACTTGATCTTAACAGCGGAACTCTTGTCCCTGGTTCCATACTCAGGACCCTTGATCTTGGTCTCAGCTGGTTTAGGTGGCGCTGCAGGTGCGGGTCTGTCTGGATAACCACCACCAGTAAATGCCCTGGAAGCTTGGTTAATATCACCAACATAAATACCTTGACGCGCAGCATCGCGCAGGAACTTGTTAAATTTCTTGTTTCTAGCCATTAGTTTTCTTCCATTTTATTTATAATCCACTCAATCACGGAACGCTGACCCGACCTATAATAAATGAGGGGTAGTTCGTCTGACGGAGTAGGGTTTACGGGTGGGAAGGTTTCGTTCAACTCATTGAGAAGAACATTCATTTGCATGCCTTTGGTCTCAAGGAGACTAAGCATATTGGGGGAGGTTGACATTGCTATGTTCAAAGAAGGCTGGCATTCTGGCGCTCTGTGTGAAGGAAAGCTCTGGGGCTTTACCCTCATACATCAAGCGATCACTAGAATCCATCCAAAATTTTTTGTCCAAAAACTTGGACTCAGTATTTGCACCTAGTGGTTGGAGAACCCAAGCCATGGTGGCTTTCCTCAGCTTATCGAGTGAGGGTGAAATACTGAGCCCCAACTCCTCTTGAACCAACGAGTTGCACGCGACATGCACCTGTTCGTCTCGGGAGATGTCAGCAGAGACCGTTCGCATGCCAGCGTCACCGTTAGCTCTAAAGAAGGGGAGTAGTACGAAGAAAATCGCACGTTCGGCCACCATCGCCTTGGTGATTGTATGATCAGGATGCTCAATCCATGCTTTTTGCAATCTAAAGGCTTCCCTTTCGCACTCCTCATCCACGCCATACGCGTTAGCAATGTAACCGAGAGCGAGGTCGTGGTTTTCTTCGTCCGTGACGTTGGACAATAGTAGCTGTCTTGCTGCAGGTGGAACATCTTTCTCTAGAGCATCAAGGATAAAATCGCCCACAGGTAGTTCCATGTGTCGCAAGGCAAGTGCACGGTGGATAGTCTCCTCCGCTCCCTGCCTGCAAGTACCTGCAGTTGTCTGTACTGGTGTCCACTTGCGCTTTCGCGCCATTAGTTTTTGATACGGGTTCATTGTGGTAATTCAATTCCAAGGGTTGATACAACATCGTTTAAAGTGTCTGGTATGCTTTGAATTGGAGTGTTATTTTCAACAATAGTAGTCGCGGCTTGGAGCGCCGTGATACGTTGTTCTAACTCTGTAATTTTTGTAGTCAAAGCATCTACATCACTATTAGCTGCGATGTGAATTGCCTGGGAAATATTACCAAGCTGTACAGCAATTTCTGCCAACAACTTTTGTTCACGGGATAATTTTAAATGAGTTTTGGGGTAAGTCATTCTTGACAATCACATTGAAGTTCATCAGTTAATAGTGAGTCCAAGTAATCGTCAACGTCTTCCTCTTTGAGGGCAGCATACGCATCAGTCTTATCTTGGACATCTCCCATCACTTGAAGGGAGTAGTACATAGATGTCTA